GGATTGCGCCGATGACGGCCATCGGGCTTGGCTCGGCGCGAGGGGTTGGTGGTGGGGTGCGATTTGGGGCGGTCATGTAGGTTCATACCGCCGCAGGGGGTTTTTTTCTCAGGGCAGTGCCCGTTCTGGCCATCAAAAAGCCGATTTGCGCCATGTAAACGACACCCAGTCCTCAAGTCCAGTCAGAACACATCACAAATTTATTTCCGAGCAACAGTAATAATGCTGGTTGTTTACTAGCAATGTGATATGATGCTGCTCATCAACCACCAAGGAGTAATGATGCAAGAAGAAAACACCACCGGACGCGCGCTCGGCGGCTTGGCCAGGATGGCCAGCATGACGCCAGAGCAGCGCAAGGAAAACGCCCGTGCAGCTGCCCAAGCAAAGGCTGCATTGAAGAAGTTGCCCAAGGCAACTCACTCTGGTCAATTGGCTACAAACCTGATCGACTTACCGTGTTTTGTACTTGACGACGGACGTCGGGTCATCTCTGGTAGGGGCCTGACTGCAGCCATCGGAATGAAAGGGCGCGGAGCTGGGGTTTCTCGGGTTGCTGAGCACAAGCTCATTAAGGCCTATGGTGATCCAGCCCTAATAGCCGCCATAGACAACCCGATTCAATTCGTTGGCAAGTCACCGAAAGGTGACAACGTGCCAAGTGATGGTTACGAGGCGCATGTTTTGCAAGAAGTTTGCGAAGCGATCCTCACAGCGCGTGACAACAATTTGCTCTTGACGGAGCAAGACCAGCGATATGCAGTGCAGGCAGATATTTTGATGCGGGCATTCGCGCGCGTTGGCATCGTCGCGCTGATTGATGAGGCTACTGGGTATCAGAAGGATCGAGACAAGCAGGCACTAGCCAAGATTCTTGAAGCCTTCGTCGCCAAAGAGCTCCAGCCATGGTTGAAGACGTTCCCGGATGAGTATTACAGCGAACTTTTCCGCATCTACAAAATTCCATATCCACCGGTGGGTAATCCATCGTGGAGACCTAGTTTTCTCGGACATGTGACCAATAACGTTGTTTACGATCGACTTGCACCAGGTTTGTTGCCAGAACTAAAGCGTCTGGCAAGCAAAGAGGAGCGTAAAGCACGGCTTCACCAACATCTAAGTCAGGAGGTGGGGCACCCTAAATTACAAAGTCACATGGGTTCCATCGTCACTCTACTGAAACTGTCGCAAAGTCCAGAGCAGTTCCGTGACTTGGTAGACCGTTTACACCCACGTTTTGGTACCACTGGCCAACTCGACTTCGATGGCCAGGCGTAGTACGTAGCCATCTGAAAGACTCACGCAAAAAATAAAAGATAAAGAGGTTTTAAATGAGCTATTGGAATCAATTTGACAATTTCGATCCGTTGACCGGGCAGGTTTCGTACTGGCCATTTCCTCAAAATTCAGGAATTGTCTGGCGAGCTCGTAACTTATTGCGAAAACGGACAAGCGAACAAATCAGACATCTGGCCAGCTTTTCTGCTCAGATAGTGGATGAGTACTTTAGCCAAGCTAAAGAGGATGAAATTGAGAAGCTTAAAAGTGAAGGTGAATGGAGCTATTTTGATAGCGATGAGGATGGAAATCATCTTCAAATTAATGAGGAACGATTAAATGAACGCGATTTTCCAACCGCCGAAAACACGACCGAAATTGATGCGCTTACAGAGTGTATTGATGGATGGAGTGATGTATTTGGCGATGGCTCCGAGAATCCAGAAGCTTTTGAATACTTTGCAACTATGGCGCTGTGGAAAGTCGCAGATGCCATCGATAGGGTGACTTACAGCTATGACTACAAGTCAAAAACCTACACAAAAAAGGATAGGAAAAAACTTGAGTCGTATGACTACACAAGAGCTGCAGCCAGCGCAATTGAGGCGATGGAAGCTATCTGTCGAGCTGAAAGTTTGAGAGATATTGAGCGTCGTGAGAAGCGATTTACTGAGCAGATTCAGGCAGCTGAAAAACACACCAGCGCAAAGGTTCTTAAAGCGAATGAAGCTAAGTGGAAGTCCCTGCAAGAGCAGGAGGCCAAGCAGAAAACCGACCATGCCAAAAAAATGGCCGAGCTGAGTAAGGCTAATAGAAATAAGTCGATGGCCGCAACATTGGCACATTGGGATCAAGACACGTCATTGCAAAAGCTCAGTATTGCTAAGGCGGGCATCAAGCTTTCAGCATGGTTGGCAACGCAAGACCTTTACTTCTTCGAACCTCGAACTGTGTCGCAGTGGATTTCTGCCCATAAAAAGGTTAAAGCGGCAGCCTGAAATTCATACAGTCAGCGAAGCTGAACGTACATCCAGCCAAGGGTAACGACCGTACAGTCAGCGCGGCTAAACGGACGTGAACCGAAGCATGCCGCACGGCATGCCAAGCAAGCGTATTTCTTTGGTTACCCATCATCTCCATGATCGCCCTGTTCATTCAAAACAGGAGTCGTCATCATGGGAAATCAGAGTTGTACAGCACGGACATCTACCCCGTGCGCAGGTCGCAAAAATGTGCCCGCCAATACCCCCAGTGGGTATTTATTTGGCCAGAGCGCAAACGATCCGTATTTTGAAGCTGCCGTTAATGCAGCCAGGGTCCGGACGCATCAACTGGCCGCTCGCCACGGCTTATCGCCAGCCGAGCGAGAGGACTTTCAGCAGGAGCTGATGCTCGACCTGCTGGAGCACAGACACCAGTTTGATCCGGCCAAGGGTAGCCCGGGCACATTCACGGGCATGGTGTCAAAACACCGTGCCGTTGAATTGCTCGACGGGATGATCAAACAGCGCATGCTTTATACGGATTTTGACGCCGCATCCAAGACGATGGGGGCCGCCAATGACTCCGAGATGGGCACGTCCAAAACCAAATCAGCAGACGACTGCATCGACGCGATCAACTTTAAACGCGACCCCGATCACGAATTCTTCACTGACGGCATGGCTATGCATGACCTGCAAGCGGCCATTGCCTTCATGAATGGCGAGCAGTCCGCATTGCTTGACCTGCTCACTGATCACTCGGATATCGCCAGCGCATGCGTGGCATCCGGCTTATCCACCGCATCTTTCTACCGCCGCGTCCACGAGCTACGCATGCACCTGCGCATGTTTGGTCTGCGCGAAGTGGCCTGAGAAAAATAACGCGTCCAGCGGTAATAACACCTATGCCAGCCAAAAAGTCCCCAAGCAAACCGAGCCGCAATACCTGCGCCACGGCCAATTCACACCTTTCGGAGCCCAAATTGTTAGCGCCACAAAAACTTGTCGAAATATCGCGCAGCCATCTTGGCCTCGTCGCACCAGAGCCGCTCGGGGGTGCACGCCCTTTCTATTCACCAGGCGTCGCTGTCACAGAAGCCATTTTGTGTGACTGGGTCGCCAGTGCACAAATCGGCCACTGCATCCAGTACCACGAGGGCCTGCTGCTGCGTGATCGTTCAGAGATCAGCAGCGACTTGACCACCAAGGACCGCGCCCGTATTCACTCCGTCGCCCGTCGCGCGTGGATCGCCTGCGAGCTTGGCCTGGTGCATCTCTTTAGCCAAAAGGTGGGGGAGGACCACTACCGCTACCTGGCCATGCGCTCCAGTTCCCCGCTCAAGCCGCCCGAAATCCGTACCCAGCTGCGCATTGCGCAGATGGCTCCCAGCAACCGCAAGCCCCACTGAAAGAAAGAGAACCCATGACTGCCGAACCCGACGTGCTGGATGAAATAGGCCAGCTTTACATGAACGAGCTCGACAAGCTCCCGCTGCAAGACCTTGACCGGATGATCAAACAGGTCACTGCTGCCAAAGACACTGCCGCTTTGTACCTCAACGCATTGCAGTCCACCTTGCACAGTCGCTTGGGTGGTCATGCCCAACAGCTTCGCCAAGAGGCTGGCAAGTCCACCGGCACTGTGCGCTTTGAGGTCGATGGCTACATGGTCGTCGCCGATTTGCCTAAGCGCCCTGAATACAACCAGGTCAAGCTCAAAGAAGCCGTGGAAGCGCTGCGTAAATGGGGCGAGGACCCGGAGAATTATGTCGGCATCGAAATCAAAGTCGCCGAGTCCAAGTACACCGCCTGGCCACCCGGTATCCGCGATCTGTTCGAACCTGCACGCACGCTCAAAACGGGCAAGCCCAGCTACAAGCTCGAGCAGATCAAGACCGGAGAAATTCCCGACGCTGCCAACGACAGTCACTTTGGTGGGGGTGTGTGATGGCCATTTCACTTGCACAACTCACCCGCGCCAATACGCCCAAGCCACCCCGTATTCTGATTCACGGTGTTGCAGGCGTTGGTAAAACCACCTTCGCCGCAGAAGCCAGCAAACCTGTGTTCGTGCAAACGGAAGACGGTCTGGGAACAATTCCGGCAGCTAGCTTTCCGCTTGCACGCACGTTTGAGGAAGTCCTTGAGTCACTGGCCTCGCTTTACACCGAAGACCATGACTTCAAAACCGTGGTCATTGACAGCGTTGACTGGCTCGAGCCCTTGGTTTGGGGCAAGGCCTGCCGCGACAACGGATGGGGATCCATCGAAGACGCCGGTTACGGCAAAGGGTACGTCGCCGCATTGACTCTGTGGCGTCAGTACATCGACGGCCTGAACGCACTGCGTGACGACCGTGGCATGACCGTTGTGCAAATCGCGCACACCGACATCAAGCGTTTTGACTCGCCTGAGCACGACCCCTACGACCGGTACGTCATCAAGTTGCACACCCGCGCAGCGGCGCTGATGCAAGAGCACTCCGACATCGTGCTCTTTGCCAACTACCGCATCTCCACCGTGAAGGCCGATGTCGGCTTCAACAAAAAAGTAAACCGCGCCATGGGCTCGGGCGAGCGGGTGATTCACACCGCCGAGCGCCCAGCCTTTTTGGCCAAGAACCGCTATGGCCTTCCCGAGACCCTGCCACTGGACTGGCAGTCCTTTGCCCAGGCCATGCCCGATGTGATCAAGCCCATGTTGATCGCCAACCCAGTCACCCCCACCAACCCAACCACCTGAAATTGAAATAGGAGAAAACACCATGGCTTCATTCGGACAAACTTTCGACGCATCCTCAGTTGAACCCAGCAGCGGCTACGAAGTCCTGCCACCCGGTAAATACCTCGCCCAAATTGTTGCAAGCGAAATGCGTGCAACCAAAGACGGCATGGGCCAGTACCTCTACCTTGAGGTGGATGTCATTGAGGGGCAGTACGCAGGCCGCAAGCTCTTTGATCGCCTGAACCTCATCAATGCCAATGCAGATGCTGTGCAAATCGCACAGCGCACGCTGTCATCTATCTGCCGTGCCGTTGGCAAGTTGCAGGTCAGCAATTCGGAGCAGTTGCACCTCATTCCATTGATTGCTGATGTGCGTGTGCGCCCCCCGAAGGGCATGTATGGCGAGAGCAACTCGGTCCGCTACCTGCCTCGCAGCGGTCAGGCTGCAAACGCCCCCACATTCGGCACTGGTCCAGCCAACCCGCCAGCGCGTCCTGCCGTTGCTACAGCAACGCCTGCTGCCAACGGACTGCCCTGGAAGCGCCAAGCCTGAGGTCCCACTGCATGCACGAACACTTCACATTGCATCAACACGCGCTTGAGCCGGTTCACCTGCCGGACTCTGCGCAGGGCTGTCGGGAGCGAATGGCTGCGCTGCAAGGCGAGATTGCTTCCATTCGTATTCAGATCGCAACGACTGACATTCGGCGGCAAACAGAGAAGAAGACGCTTGATGCTGCCTGGTTCCATCGCGCCAAAACCGCGCTGCGTTTAAAGCAGCAGGAGCTGGCGCAGGTGACTGTGCATCTTGCAACCTTTGATAAACGCGCTGCGCCCAATCACCGTGATGCCTTCAAAGACACCTTGATTGAAGTGGTGCGTGAAAACTGCAATGACCAGGAGTGGGCGGGCCTGGTGCAGCGTGCGCGTGACTTACACGCGAGCCAAGGAGGAAACCATGGCTGAACTGCCCGCCATCACAAGCCTTACCCGCGAGGCCATCTTCTCTGGCTACGAAGCAGATGCCAGTGATGGGTTTCGCAGCCACCTTGGCGCGTCCCTCATTGGCAAGGAATGCGAGCGTGCGCTTTGGTACGACTTTCGCTGGGTCACGCGCAGCAAGCACCCAGGCCGACTTCTGCGCTTGTTTGAAACCGGTCAACTGGAGGAGGCGCGCCTGGTGCTGAACCTGAGACGCACCGGTGCGACTGTGCTGGAAGTCGATCCCGAGACTGGACGTCAGTTTCGTGTTCAAGCCCATGGCGGCCATTTTGGTGGTTCGCTCGATGGCGTTGCCATCAATTTGCTTGAAGCACCCAAAGTCTGGCACGTGCTGGAGTTCAAGACGCACTCCAACAAGAGCTTTGGCGATCTGGTGGCCAAGAAGGTACGTGAGTCCAAACCGCAGCACTTTGCCCAGATGCAAATCTACATGCACCTGATGGGCATTACCCGATCGATGTACTTGGCTGTGAACAAGGACACCGATGACCTGTATGTCGAACGCGTGGAGGCAGATGTCACTTATGCGGAACTTCTTATGGAAAAAGCCCGGCGAATCATCTTTGCCCAAACACCACTGCCACGCATCAGCGAAGAGCCAAGTTGGTATCAGTGCCGCATGTGTGACCACGCACCGGTTTGCCATGCAAGTGGCAACAGCGTGGTGGCACCTGCGATCAATTGCCGTACTTGCCTGCACTCAACACCCGTGGATGGTGGTTGGCATTGCGACCGGCATCAAAAGCGCCTGACCGAAGTAGATCAGCGCAGCGGCTGTGAGCAGCACCTGTATTTGCCAACACTTGTTCCTGCTACGCAAGTCGATGCGGGTGACGACTGGGTTGACTACGAATTTACCAACGGTGTTCGCTGGCGCGATGCCGGTTTGAAAAAGCACGCCGCCAACTGAATCCCCAACCGCAAACCTAAACGCAATTGAAAAAGGAGTCCCGTCATGAGCTTTTCCCTTCGCCCCTACCAAAGCGCTGCCATCCAAGGCATTTACAACTATTTCCAAGATGAGAGCGGCAACCCGCTGGTGGTGATTCCTACCGCTGGTGGCAAGTCCCTTGTCATGGCCACCTTTGTTGAAGGCGTGCTCAAAGCCTTTCCAGATCAGCGCATCCTGATCGTGACTCATGTGCGTGAGCTGATTGAACAGAACTTTGCCGAACTCAAAAAGCTTTGGCCGCAAGCCCCGGCAGGGATTTATTCAGCAGGTCTTAAGAAGCGTGAGATCCGTGCGCAGATTTTGTTTGCTGGCATCCAGTCCATTCACAAGCGTGTGTATGACGTTCAGCAGTGCGATCTGGTGTTGATTGATGAAGCGCATTTGATCCCACGCTCCTCAAACACGATGTACCGCAAGTTTCTTGATGGCTTGAAGCGCATTAACCCCATGCTCAAAGTGATTGGTCTGACGGCCACGCCATACCGCCTTGACTCTGGGTTGTTGCATGAAGGTAGTGAGGCCATCTTCACTGACATCGCCTACGAGGTTTCGGTGCGCGAGTTGATTGATGACCACTACCTTTCGCCACTGATCTCCAAACGCATGGCAACGCAAATTGACCTCACTGGTGTGGGTACACGCGGCGGTGAGTTCATCCCGAAGGATTTGGAAGCGGCCATTGACCAGGACGCGATCACACAAAGCGCAGTCAATGAAATCTTCTCGTACTCAACAAACCGCAAAAGCTGGCTGATCTTTTGTGCAGGCGTGGACCATGCGTACCACGTGCGTGATGCGGTGCGCAGCAGAGGCGTGACCTGCGAGACGATTGTGGGCGATACGCCCAGCGCCCAGCGCGAAGCGATCATCAATGACTTCAAGGCCGGACGAATTCAGTGCCTGACCAATGCCAATGTCTTGACGACAGGCTTTAACGCTCCTGCAGTAGACCTGATTGCCATGCTGCGCCCGACCAAGTCGGCGGGTTTGTATGTGCAGATCGTGGGCCGTGGTTGCCGCCTTGCACTGGGCAAGACTGACTGCCTGGTGCTCGACTTCGCCGGGAACATTGCGCGCCACGGACCCATTGACGCCATCAAGCCCAAGACACCCAAAGCGGGTGAAGACGGCGATGCGCCCACCAAAGCCTGCCCTGAGTGCGACAGCATCGTGCACGCGGCGGTACGTCAGTGCCCCGACTGTGGCCACATGTTCCCGGAGCCGCAAATCAAGATTGACGCCAAAGCCAGCACTTTGGACATCCTCTCTGGCGGTCCACCCGAGTGGGTGCCCGTGACACGGGTCAGCTATGCCCGGCACGACAAGACTGGTAAGCCGCCGTCACTTCGAGTTGATTACTGGAGTGGACTGAGTTCCCACAGCGAATGGGTTTGCATTGAGCACCAGGGCTATGCGCGGCAAAAGGCTGCGAGCTGGTGGGCAAACCGAGCACCGGGGCTGCCACTTCCCCGTGGTGTTGATGAAGCTCTGGCCGTATCGCAGCGGCTCAAGTGCCCATCCCAGATCGCGGTGCGCCCGAGCGGGCGTTACACAGAAATCGTCGGCGCGCGCTTTTGATGTCGAGCGCATAAATGATGTGCGCCATTTGCAGGCGCGATGCCCGAGTGTATGGGTTCGCGCCATGTTTGATCCGTATTGATGCGCCGAGCGTGAAGTTGTGCTCCCGGCGCTGTCAAAACATTGCAGCAAGGCTAAAGGGAATGATTGATCCAAACCAACACGAAACCAACGCGCTGGCAGCGGCCTGCCAGACGGGGGGCGAGTACGTCGAGTCACTCGCCAAAACAGATCTGACCAGTTTCACCGCAGTGGAGTGGTCAACCTTGATTGATGTGGTCGTGACCGCGTTTCAAGACTCACTTCGTACTGCCTATGCAGACGATCCACCATTTTGAAGGAACGCATGAATCCAAATAATTACATGGCCCAGTTAGGGGCCACACTCGTAGATCGCGGGTACGCCATTCTGCCGATCCAGCCCAGCACTAAAAAGCCAGGCATGTTTCGCCTGGGTGCCTGGCAGGACTACCCCAAGTGGAGCCGCCACTGTGAGCGTGACACGACCGAGAACGAAGTCGACATCTGGGGCGACTGGCCCGAGGCGGGCATCGGTATTGCCGCAGGCAAGGTGATCGGCATCGACATCGATGTGCTGCAGTCCAAAGACATCGCAGTTCAGATTGAGGGTCTGGCAAAACGGCTGCTGGGCGACACACCCGCAGTTCGTATTGGAAACGCGCCCAAGCGCTTGCTGGTGTACCGAGCCGCTCAGCCGTTCAGCGGTTTCAAGTACCCGCCGATAGAGGTGCTGGGCGTGGGGCAGCAGTTCATTGCGTACGGCATTCACCCAGACACTGGCAGACCCTACGAGTGGCCGGTGCAAACCCTGGCCGATCTGAAAATTGAGGAACTGCCCGTCATCACCGAGGCGCAGGCACGCGAGTTTGCGCGCCAGGCCTACGAGATGGTCCCCGAATCCATGCGTCCCAAAAGTCTGGGCGTGGGTTTGAAGTTACCCGTGGCGTTTGCCAATCTGCCCGAGCAGCGCGGTACGTTTGAGGCAGTACAAGACGCGCTGCAGTACATCGCTAACCAGGACCTGGACTACGACAGTTGGGTGCGCATCGGCATGGCCATCAAAGGTGCGCTTGCCGAGAAAGGCTGGCCGCTCTTTGAGTCCTGGTCTGCGTCGTCCAGTAAAAACGATGCCAAGACAACCGCTAAAAGTTGGGGGAGCTTTTCGCCTCAGCGCATTGGGGCGGGAACCATCTACAAGCTGGCGCTGGACAACGGCTGGATTCCAGATGCTGATCTGCAACTCAATGGAGAGATTGTGATGAATGGACATCACCCGGCCAAGGAGATGCTGCAAACGCTGCAAACATCAAACCCCATCACGATTGATGGATCAGGTGCACCCCCCGTGCTGCCACCACCCAAACCACTGCCGACGGGCTGGGACCAAGTTGGCGGCGTGATTGCCGACATGATGGCGCTCATGGGAACGACGGCAAAGCGTCCACAGCCCGTGCTGGCGCTCGGAGCCAGCCTATGCGCCATCGGCGCGCTAATGGGGCGCAAGTACCGCACTGAGAGCAACACGCGCTCAAACCTGTATGTCGTAGGCATCGCTGAAAGCGGCGCAGGAAAAAACCACAGCCGCGTGGTGATCAATGAGTTGTTTCGCAAAGCCGGGCTGCTGCAATACCTGGGCGGCAATAAGATCGCATCAGGCTCGGGCCTCTTAACCGCCATCCAGCGTCAGCCCGCCATTCTGTTTCAGCTTGATGAGTTCGGCATGTTTTTGTCAGCTGCCGCTGACCGTAAACGCTCGCCGCGCTATATCTGTGAAATCCTGGACCTGATGACCGAGTTGTACACCACCTCGGGCACGACTTACTTTGGCATTGAGTACGCAAGCAACCAGCTCAACAACGCGCACCGGGCAATTCACCAGCCCTGCGCCTGCATCTACGGCACCACCACGCCGATTCACTTTTGGCAGGCGCTCCAAGCTTCCAATGTGGCCGACGGCTCTCTGGCGCGCTTTCTGATTCTGGAGAGCGAGGACGATTTTCCCGACAGCAACGAACTCTTTGGCACGATCGATCCACCGCAAGACCTGATCGACCGGCTGCTCCTGATCCACCAGGGCGGTGGGCAGTTGAGTGGCAACCTCACGGATGTGGGTGCGATTGACGAGGTGCTTGTCGATCCGCGCGTAGTCCCCATGACCGCGCAGGCGCGTGACGCTTTTCGCGTGCTGGACCACGAGTTACTGGGGCGGCTTCGCTTGTCGCGAGGCACCGGTTTTTCATCGATCCTGGCGCGCATCGAGGAGAACGCCACCAAACTGGCGCTGATTCGTGCCGTGTCGCGGGACGCGTTGACGCCGCAGATCGAGGACCACGATGCGCATTGGGGGATTGCGCTCTCGCGCCACTGCGCCGAACTGACAATCCGAGAAGCCACGGCGCGCGTCTCAGAAAACCAGGTCGAGTCCAACCACAAACGCGCCCTGCAAATCCTGCGTGATGGCGATGCCGCTGGAATGTCCAAGAGCGAGTTCACACGGCGTACCCAGTTCATGGACCACCGCCAGCGGGACGGCGTGCTGCGCACCTTGACGGACGCCCACCTGGTTGAGATGTTCGCCAAGCCAACGGGCGGCAGGCCCAGCCAATGGGTCAAACTGGCTGACGCATATGAGTAGACGGTCCAAACAGACTCCACGTTTGAAAGATGAAGTATTGAAAGAAGCCCGCCCGGTGACTTCTTTCAATTACGACCTTCTTTCAATGGGGGTGCCTCTATATACAAATAAATATTCGGGGGCCCTATACACACAAAAAATCCCTCGCGCGCGCGAAAACGTGCGCTCTGGAGGGGTCAGAGAGGGTAGACAGAGAAATATGTATATATATTGAAAGAAGAAGTATTGAAATAAGTACCTCCCAGACCCGGACTCCACCTTTGAAAGATGAAGTATTGAAGAAAGTCCCCGTCACCTGATGATGACTTTTTGCCAGCCCTGATAACCGCATCCGATTGAACAAATCGGCAATGACAGACATGAGGGAGCCGCACCCGCCCTGACACGGCCTTGGTGCCAGCGCTCCTCCAGGTCGCACAAGAACCCTTGTACGAACCCTTGGAGGACATCCCTGATGAATAACGAATCCACCCCGCGCCTTGTGATCCTCGCCCTGGACCTGGGCACCACCACCGGCTGGGCGCTGCGCTCGGCCAACGGCCCGGTGGCGCATGGCTTTGTGAGCTTCAAGTCCCAGCGCTTTGAGGGAGGCGGCATGCGATACCTGCGCTTTGGCCGGTGGCTCGCTGACATGCTGACCTTGAACGCGCCAAAGACTGGCGCACAGGCCAATTTAACGGGCATTGGAGCCGTTTACTTTGAAGAGGTGCGCCGTCACCTCGGCGTGGACGCCGCGCACGTCTACGGCGGCTTGCTGGCCACGCTGACCGCCTGGTGTGAGCACCACCAGATCCCGTACCAGGGCGTTCCTGTGGGCACCATCAAACGCCATGCCACCGGCAAGGGCAACGCGGGCAAGGCAGAGGTGATTGCTGCCATGAAGGCGTTGGGCCACCCGGTCACCGACGACAACGAAGCGGATGCTCTTGCGCTCTTGCACTGGGCACTGGCACAGGGTTCAGATCCCGCCTTGGGCAAGGAGGTGCGCCATGGCTAAAAAGCAAGTTGCACAGCCATTGACCCATGGCACTTTGGTAAGTCTGCCCGGCGGTCGGGTTGGTGAGTGGATCAGTGAGGCGGAGGAAGGCACCAGCTTTCGCACCGAGCATTTTCGGACTGTTGACTCGCTCGGTCTTTTGATGCGCAACGGCGCGATCACGGCACAGATGCACGATGCGGGTCAGGACTTCTCTCGCACATTTGTTTTTGCTCAGCTAAGTTCAGCGGGCTCACCACCGCTTGATCGCATACCTGGTGGTCATTGGCAGGACACGATGACTGAGCGCTGTGCCTGGGCTAGAAAGCGGTTGGGTGAGGCGCTCGATGCGGTGGGCGGTATCAGCAGCCCCGGTGGTTGCGCTGTCTGGCACGTGGCCGGTTTGGGACAAAGCGTGAAGGAGTGGTCTGCCCAAGAAGGGTGGAACGGACGATCACTCAATCAATATGAAGCCAAGGGTATTTTGGTTGGCGCTTTGGGGGTGCTGGCTGTTCACTACGGGTACAGTAGGTGACACAAATATCATCTGGTGATATACTGAGACCATGGAAGAACACCAAATCCGTACGCTCCTTGACCTCCATGACCAGATCATCGATCAGGAGGACGGCTATTGGCTCAAGATCGAGGCTTGGGAAGTTGCGCCCAGCAAGGATATTCCTCACGGAATCAGGTACACGCTTACCCTGCACGCGCCCAGTGGCAAAAGGATATTGGGGTATGACAACGCGCACGCCGTCAAAGTGAAGGGGAAGAAGTACTCTGGTCAGCGACTCCCGTTTGACCACAAGCACCGGCATGTAGCCGATAAGGGCGTGCCTTATGAATTCAAGGATGCGAATCAGTTGTTGTCAGATTTTTTTACCGAAGTCGATTCGGTTTTGAAAGAGGTGAGGTCAAAATGAAAGTCATAAAAATTGGTATAGCCCCGCAGGAGAAGATCCGCGAGAGGGTTTTGGCTATCGCCAAAGGTGAGATCAAGCCTAAGGCATCAGACCCCAAAATCTGGTTCACCTCAATGCGATCTTTATCCCAAGTCTTAAGCGATGAGAATCGCGCGCTCCTGGACGTTATTCGCACCGCTCGACCGGCATCAATCAGTGAACTGGCGGACATAACCGGGCGTAAGCAGGGTAATTTGTCTCGCACCCTGAAAACTATGTCCCGGTATGGGCTGGTGAAGATGGAAAAGAACGAACGCTCGGTGCGTCCGATCGCTCATGCCGAGAGCTATCAAATCATGGCGTGAATCTGATTTAAAAATCGTACGAAAACCCCTTGACGGGGTATATATCGAAGCGGTAGCATTCTGCTAATCACTCAAATTACGCCCACACGGTTCGCGCCTTGTGGGCGTTTTGTTTGGGTCTTCACTTCCCCGCATCTATCGCGCTTGCAAGCAACCCTCGCTGGTTGACCTGCACGCCGCACCCCAACCCGAAAGCTTCCCTATGACACCCGAGATCCGAATGGTCGCGGTGGATTCGCTCATCCCGTATGCGCGAAACGCCCGCACCCACAGCGAAGACCAGGTGGCACAGATTGCCGCCTCGATCGCTGAGTTTGGCTTTACCAATCCGATCCTGACCGACGGGGACAAAGGCGTGATCGCAGGGCATGGCCGCTTGGCTGCTGCGCGCAAACTCTCACTGACACAAGTGCCCGTGATTGAGCTGGGCCACCTCACCGCAATTCAAAAGAAAGCCTACATACTGGCCGACAACCGCATTGCTGCAAACGCTGGCTGGGACGAAGAGTTGCTCAAGCTTGAGATTGCCGAACTCGATGAGGCTGACTTCAATCTGGAGTTGATGGGCTTTGGTGACGAAGAACTCGAGCGTTTGCTCAATGGCGACGGCGACACCACGGGCCTGACCGAAGACGATGCAGTACCCGAATTGCCAGCCGAACCTGTTTCCAAAACAGGTGATGTGTGGGTCTTGGGTCAGCACCGTTTGCTGTGCGGTGACTCCACAGTTCTATCCGATGTGGAGCGCCTTATGAACGGTCAACTCGCCGACATGGCGTTCACTGATCCACCCTACAACGTGGACTACGGCAACAACGCTAAAGACAAGATGCGCGGCAAGGACCGCCGCATCATGAACGATGCGCTCGGTGACGGGTTCTACAAGTTCCTTTATGACGCCTGTGTCAACTTGTTGGTGGTCACCAAAGGTGCCTGCTACGTGTGCATGAGCTCATCCGAGTTGCACACACTGCAAAAGGCCTGGCTTGATGCGGGTGGCAAGTGGTCGACATTTGTGATCTGGGCTAAGAACACTTTTACGCTTGGACGCGCCGACTACCAGCGCCAGTACGAGCCCATCCTCTACGGATGGAAGGACGGCGCTAAACACTTCTGGTGCGGCGACCGCGACCAGTCAGACATTTGGAATTACAACAAGCCTCGCGTGAACGACCTGCACCCGACGATGAAACCGGTGGAGTTAGTAGAGCGTGCCATTAAGAACTCATCGAAGACGCATGACATCGTGATCGACTTGTTTGGCGGCTCTGGCACCACGCTCATTGCCTGCGAAAAAACCAATCGACAGGCACGACTCATGGAGATGGATCCCAAGTATGTGGACGTGATCGTCAAGCGCTGGGAGGACTTCACAGGACAGAAAGCCACCCGTGAATCGGATGGCTCTGCATTTGCAGATCTATCGCCGCAAGGTCAGTCTGATTTGGATGCTGTGGGGAGCGCGCTGGAGGGTGAGACCCTGTAGACCCGCTCACCACCGCTTTCCTTGACGGAGTCGATCGTCAGGCCCAGTTTCTTTTTCAAAGTCCCGGCCATGCATCCACGCACCGTGTGCGCTTGCCATCCTGTGGCCACCACCATTTGAGGGAGGGTTGCACCTTCGGGGCGTTTCATCAGATCGATGAGTACCGACTGTTTGCTGCCTTCGCGTTTGGGTCTGGCCGGTGGCTCAATACCAATGGCCTTCAAGCCTGCAACGGTGATGGCAAAACGGGTAGAGCCCTCTGGTCCTTTGCTGTGGGGGCTGATCAGGCCTTCATTGCCAAGGCTAGTTAGTACCTTGATCAATGCACCACCTTTGAGGTTGGACGGGAAGTCGGTCAGCACATGCTGAGGATGACTGGCTGCAGCGTTGAGAAGCAAGGTTTGGCTGGGTGTGAGTTTCATGTTGACCTCCGGTATCAGTTTGGTTGGGTTGTTTGTTTGGATTGCTGGCCAGCCGTGAATGCGGCTTGCAGGGCTTCTTTGAGGCCCCAGACGCTGACTTCATGAAAGTCCAGGCGGTCGCTGTTGCGTGTTGCCAGCGTGTCGATGTACAGATGCTCTGCGGCGATTTGGTTGAGCAGACGCTCCAGTTGTTTAGCGTCCATCACTTGGATCCCTTCACCTTGTGGATCTGGCGGGCGCGGTCAAAGCCGACCCAATCGCCTTGGGTATCAAGGCCGCGTGAGGCCAACTCCTCGCGGGCCAGCAGGTTTAGGTCAAGTTCCCCACGTGCGGCGGCTGCCAGTACCTTGGTGAGCGCGATCTGGATGAACCCGACCTCGTCGACGGTGAACTGTGTGGTGTAGGTCATTTGCAAAGCTCCTTGGGTTGTTGATGACGTTCCTATGAACGCTCTGAATCCAAGTGAAGCCAAGCTTTATCTGCATCAATTGCGATTAGTTTTTTTGATTGAGTTGCTAACACGCCAATACCGAGCCGATATGCCCCGCAGCGCCCCTACACCATGCCGTCACCCCGCCTGCGCGTTGGTGCTGGACAAACCCGGCTACTGCGAGCAGCACCGCCCCAAGGTGCACCGGGACTACGGGCGTGCCAGGCGTGCCTTTGATACTGAGCTGGGCTTCTACCAGTCCGCGCGCTGGCGTGAGGTACGTGCTGCATTCCTGCGTGAACACCCACTGTGTGTGGCGTGCAAGGCGACGGATCGGGTGGTGGCTGCCAAGGTTGCCGACCACATCAGGCCGCTCAAGGACGGCGGCGAGCGCTTTGACTGGGTCAATCTGCAAGGGCTGTGCGTCTCATGTCACAACCGAAAGACGGCGCGTGAGACCGCAGGTCGGCGCTGACTACCCCCCGGGGGGGCTCAATCTCTACAGACGGCGGCCAAAGATGCGTGCGCCTGCCAAGATTTTTGCGCGTGCAAATTGAAACCTAGGGGGGTTACCCCGAAGGCAGCCTAATGCCGGGCTTCGCCGGTCGGGGCTAAGAGCCGATCAGTTGAGATCGGCGATGAACTTTTCGATATTGATGGCTTTGGATTTCCCCACCGAGCGAATGATGGAGTTGGCGACGTTTTCTTCAACGACGCTGTTCCATTTGGAAAAGCTCTTGTCCGTCACGCTCTTGTCAAACGCAGATCGGACCGCCTCACGCCCAGCTTTCATATCAGCCGCCAGAGCGGACTGAACGAGGCATTTTGCGATGACGTCGGCTTTGCGCACTGGGAGTTTTCCGGTGGGTTTGAAGCCTCCATATTAACGATTACCAACGACTGAACCCAGATGGCCGGACGAAAACCACTCCCCACGGAGATCAAAAAGCTCAGGGGAACCCTGCAAAAGTGCAGGACCAACCCGCATGAGCCACAGCCCCAAGGGGATCTGGTTGCGCCGCCCGAGTACATGTCGGACGGAGCCAAGCAGGCCTGGCGCTATGCCATTGACAGCGCGCCCGAGCATTTGCTGCGCAAACTCGATATGTCGGTGCTGGAGGTTTGGTCATGCGCCGCTGACCTATACCGCAAGGCTCAGATAGGAATCACCAAGACGGGACTGCTGATCAAAGCGCCGAACACCGGTGTGCCGATGCAGTCGCCGTACCTGGCCATCGCGAACAAGCAGGCGCAGATCATGACCAAGGCAGCGGTGGAGATGGGCTTTACGCCAGCGTCGCGTTCGCGCATCACACAGCCCACAGATACGCAGGTTGATCTGGATCCCTGGGCCGATATTGCAGGCTGAAGTCAGCTTGTTTTTGATCAGCTTTGAACCGTTTTTTGTTCCCAAGGCGATGGGGTGGACATTAGTTTTGCCAACTTGGGTTTGTCCACCGGTGGGGCATCTAAAAGCGCCATGAACTTTTGCATTTGTTCCTCGTCCATCGTGAGTCGCACTTGATCCAGGCAGTCCTGAGCCACAGCAGTTGAATTTATATCTGGTGTGCTGGTCATGAAAGTGGCCTTATGAAATAGTGAATTGGATCAAAGAGATTTGATCTCAGTGGTTGCTGACCCAGTTTTCAACATGCAGCCCGGCGTAGTTCACAAAGTCCGCTTCGTTGTTGGTGACCAGTGTCACCCCTAAAGCGACCGCATGGGATGCGATGAGTTTGTCAAGGGCATCGCGGTTGCGATCTTTGTAGGCTGCGCGAATGGGGCCATAGGCCTTGGCAGCTTGTGCATCAAAAGGCGCAACCATGATGTCGTCGAGCAAGCTTTCCAGAGCCAACCGGTTGGATTCCTGTGCCGCAGTGCTTGAGCACGCGATACCAAATTCAAGCTCAGCCAAAGTCACCGCAGAAATCACCACGTCCCCCACAAAGCACTGGGCGAATCGCTCGCGCACCTCAGGCGGCTGGTGCTTCATGAGGTAGATGCAGATGTTGGTGTCGAGCATGTACTTTGGATTCATAAAGCTTCGCGTTCGCCCTCGACGTTTTCGCCTCGGCCCTGGGCCATGAAGTCTGGTGAGAACTTGGCAAGTTTGCCCAGCACATCGCCCATGCGGCGCTGCGCCGGGCGGATGCGCAACTCGTCTCCTTGGCGCTCGATGACCAGATCAACGTCCCACGTGCTGTAGGCCAGTTCGGCCGGAATGCGAACGGCTTGGGAGTTGCCGTTCTTGAAAAGTTTGGTGTTGGCCATGGTGAACCCTATTTGGATGTACATGTACATCTTAACCCAAGAAGAAATGAATGTAAACACATGGATGTACAGGGTATGGGTCGGCAGCAAAGCTACGCAGCAGTCGCACGTCAGTATGCGCAGGCAGTCGTTGCCGGTGACATCCTGACCTGCAAATGGGTCCAGCGGGCATGCCAACGGCAGTTGAACGATCTGGCAAAGTTCAAGGGCAAGGCAAGTCCCTACCAGTTCAACCCAAAGCTCACCGACAAGGACGGGCGGGAATTCCATCCCGCCGACAACCTGTGCGCGTTTATTGAGCGCCTGCCCCACGTCAAAGGGCCGTTGGCAGGGGAAACGATCAAGTTGGAACCCTGGCAGGTGTTCATCCTGACCACGGTGTTTGGCTGGGTCAAGTCCGACGGCAACCGCCGCTTTCGGCGCTCGTATATCGAGGTGCCGCGCGGCAACGCAAAGTCGACACTGTCGTCTGCGCTTGCTTTGTATATGCTGGCTGCCGACGGTGAAGGCGGTGCCGAGGTGTATTCGCTGGCCACTACCCGCGACCAGGCGCGCATCGTGTTTGGCGATGCGCAGACCATGGCGCGCAGATCGCAGGGCTTTCGCAGCCGGTTTTCTGTCAACGTCGGTGCGCACAACATGAACGTGCTGCAGACCGGCTCCAAGTTTGAAGCGCTCTCGGCAGAGGGCTCAACCCTCGATGGTCTGAACATTCACTTCGGCTGCATTGATGAACTGCACGCCCATAAGACTCGCACCGTCTACGACGTTGTGGAGACCGGTACCGGCAAGCGAGACAACTCACTTCTGTGGGTGATCACCACCGCTGGCAGCAATCGCGCAGGCATTTGCTACGAGGTACGCACCTTTGTAACCCGACTGCTCGATGGCGTGTTTGAGGATGACAGCCAGTTTGGCATCGTCTACGGGCTGGATGACGGGGACGACTGGACCAGCGAAGACTCGCTGATGAAGGCCAACCCCAACTGGGGTATCTCTGTGCGCCCGGAAATCCTGGGACCGCTGCAGGCCAAGGCCATGCAGTTGCCCAGTGCGATGAACAACTTCAAGACCAAGCACTTGAACGAGTGGGTCAATGCTGACACCGCATGGATGGACATGCGCTCCTGGGACGCCTGTGCTGATCAGGACCTAGACATCGAGTCCTTTGTTGGCCAGCCCTGCTGGGTGGGCCTGGACTTGGCCAGCAAGACAGACATTGCGGCATTGGTGATTGTGTTTGCCCATCCCGACATTGCTGACGCATTCGTAGTCTTCGGCAAGTACTACCTGCCAGAGGACACGGTCAATGCCAACGGCAACAGTCAGTACCCGGGATGGATGCATACCGGACGCCTCACCGTGACGCCGGGCAATGTGATTGATTTCAGTTGGATCGAAGCGGATCTGAATGATCTGTCCTCTCGCTTTGCTGTTCAGGCAGTCGCGTTTGATCCGTTTCAGGCGACGCAACTCTCGACCCGAATGATGAGTGAGGGTCTGCCCATGATTGAAGTGCGTCCGACGGTGCTGAATTTCTCAGAACCGATGAAGAAGCTTGAAGCCCTGGTGCTTCAAAAGAAATTGGTTCACGACGGTGACCCGGTGCTCGGCTGGATGGTCAGCAACGTGGTGGCCCACCTGGACGCGAAAGACAACATTTACCCACGCAAGGAGCGAGCAGAAAACAAGATCGACGGCATCGTGGCACTGATCATGGCCCTTTCAAGGGCAATCAAACCGAGAGACTCGGTGGTGCTGGGATCCGACTACGAGTTGATGTTGCTCTGAACTGATGGGACTGTTTACCTTTTTTGATCGCTTTCGCGGATCTGGTAGCTCCAACGCCTCAGGTGGAGATCGTTCGCCATGGGGTGACTTTTCATTTGAGTCGATATCTGCGCGTACCAGCAGTGGTATGCGTGTCTCGCCCGATAGCGCGCTGCGCCTAGCTGCTGTGTATGCCTGTGTGCGGATACTGGCCGAAACAATTGCATCACTGCCTTTGGTGGTTTACCAGCGCCGCCCTGACGGCGGCAAGGACAGGGTCACGGATCACTGGCTTTACCGCTTAATGGCCAAGCGGCCGAACCGGTTTCAAAATCCTTTTGAGTGGCGCGAGATGCTGCAAGGACACCTGGCTTTGCGCGGTAACGCCTTTAACCAGATCATCACCAACCCGCGCGGCGAGATCATCGAACTCATGCCGATCCACCCGGACCGGGTCAAGATTGAGTTGTTGCCCTCAGGTGAATACCGCTACCGAATTAGCGACCGTTCTGGCACTGAGGTGATCTTGCCAAGAGGGGAGGTCTGGCATTTGCGTGGCCTGTCCTCGGACGGCTTGATGGGTATGAGCCCGATTGAGCTTGCCCGGGAGAATCTGGGTACTGCACTAGCAGCCCAAGGCTATGGCGCACGTTTCTTTGCCAATGACGCCAAGCCCACAGGAGGGTGGATTGAATTCCCTGGCTCGTTCAAGGACTCCGAGGCCAAGAAGGTGTTTCGTGAGTCTTATCAGCAGGCGCAGTCCGGCTCCAACCGGGGCAAGGTCCTGGTGTTGGAAAACGGCATGAAGTTTCACGAAGTGGGCGTCACAAACAAAGACGCCCAGTTTCTGGAGTTGCGCAAGTTTCAGATCACCGACGTGGCAAGGCTCTTTCGTGTGCCACCGCACATGATTGCTGATCTTGATAGAGCGACCTTCTCCAACATTGAGCAGCAGAGTCTGGAGTTCGTCATGCACACAATGACGCCCTGGGCTGAGCGCTGGGAGGCCAGCATTCAATCTGAGTTACTTCTTGAAAGTGACGATATCGAGATTGAATTTGATTTCGCCAATCTGATGCGCGGCGATGCGTCTAGCCGCTCAAGCTACTACCAAAGCGGAATTCAGAACGGCTGGCTCACCCGCAACGAAGCACGCATTGCAGAAAACCTCAATCCCATTGACGGACTTGATCAGCCACTACGACCACTCAATATGGTCGAGGAGGACGTGGCAGAGGTTTTGGAAATCGATACACAAGCAGAAGCGGCAGAGCCACCGGAGCAAAAAGCGATAGAGCCTGAGAAGGATGAGAGTGTCGCCCGACTCAACGGTCGATTTAACGCCCTTGTTCAAACGACCTCTGAGCGGCTCGCTCGACGAATTGGCCGGTCAGTTCGTTTGGCAGAAAAAGACATCTTGTTGATCTCCCAAGCCTTGGCCGTACCGCTAGACCGGGTTCAGCTTTGGGCAAGCCAGATAGACGAGCCGCTAGATCAAAAAAAGCTTACCGAATCACTTATCTCTCTCGGACAGAATTTATGAAAAACCAACTTTTAGTAGCTGAATTTTTGGCAACGCCTTGGGCCTTGATGCCCGAGCGTTTGAGTGCTCTGGCCACTGTCATTTCCCGGTGGTCGCAAGGTGAGCCTGCCAGCGACGCCGCCAGGTTTCAGGTCCAAACAGACCGTGTACTGCGTGAC